TATAGATATTTGCATTAATGCATAGATAAAATGAGGTATTATTAAATATATGAAACCTTTTGATGTTGTTAATATATGTATATAATTGTATATGCAATTTAACACACTCAAAAGGTTTCGTTGATAAATATAGGAAAACATCTATGCATTTATGCATCATCAATGCATCGTATTGAGTATCAGTGAGTTACAACGCATCGATGATCTATGCATCAATGCAGTTATCTATGCATGGCCGGAAAGTAGCTGTTCTAGATTCGGGGACTCGCATTTTGCGAGGTCCTCACAATTTCGGTGGGGTCGTGATTCGCTAGGTCATCTCTACAGTTATCAAGATGGGAAGAATTTGGGGATGCTGGGGATAATGCTTACCTTTGCCGCATTAACTAGAATCACTTTATGTATGAATAATATCCAAGCGAATCTTTATAATCCATTCTATGGCGAGGAATTGTACACGCTGTACAAGGAACGATTCGGGCATACACCGATGTTCACCGAGCCCGGGCAGCTTCGGGAGGTCTTCGACAACTACGTTATGTGGTGTCGCAACCATCCGATTGAATCCGTGGATTACGTGAAGAGCGGTGTGCTGGCCGGGCAGAGTTACGTGGTACGCAAGAAATTGCTGGTAACGGAATTCGGCTTCACCCAGTTTCTCGGAACTAGCTGCGACTATCTGAACACCCGTGAAAAGGGTTACAAGGAGCAGCACGAGAAATACCACGATGACGAGTCACTTGCGTTCCTCGAGGAGATCCGGGTGATCCGACAGTGGATCAGAGACGACATGGACAAGGGTGCATCTGTCGGGCTGTATGATCCGAACTACATCTCGAAGCTACGTGGACTCAAGGCATTGAGCGATGTCACCAGCAACGACGAGAAGATCACTGGTGGGCTGCGTGTTGAAGTTTTAAGCAATGATACAGCGAAACGTATGCAAGCCCTTGCGAAAGTCGCTAAGAAGCGAGAAAAACACGGTGACGATAAACTAGACGATCCGAAGGAATGAAGACAACCTATGTATTCGATAAACTCCTAGAAGCTACGGTTGACCCGAATGTCCGTGGCGTATCCAGCAGAGGCGGAACACGATCCTCCAAGACGTGGTCGATGCTTCAGCTTCTCTACATCATGGCTAGGGAATCGGAAACACCGCTCCTCATCTCCTGCGTTACGGACACGATGCCGGGCATCAAGCGAGGCATGTTCCGTGACTTCAAGCGAATGTTGCAAGACGAAGGCGTGTGGGACGACAAATGCATGAATCTGACCGATTCCATCTATTCGCTGGAGAACGGGTCACAGATCGAATTCTTTGGCTGCGAGGACTCGTCTAAGGTTTTCGGTCCTGCCCGTGACATCCTGTTCGTAAACGAGGCGCAGCGTGTCCCGTTTGAAGTGTTCCGTCAGATGGCGGTGCGTACCCGGCTAATGCTCTACATCGACTTCAATCCCGTCAAGAAGTTTTGGGCACACGACTACTTCAAAGGACCGGGAATGGTCGAGATCGTGAGCACCTACAAGGACAATCCGTACTTGACTCCCGAACAGATCGAGGAGATCGAGAGAAACCGGGCTGACGAGAATTGGTGGAGAATCTTCGGTCTCGGAGAAACCGGAGGCGTAGAAGGGCTGGTTTACCCGGAATACGACATAGTTCCTAGTTTCCCGGCTGATGTTACCGGGCAATGTCTAGGACTTGACTTCGGATTCACCGGAGACCCCACAGCCATCGTGCGTGTCGGCTTCAAGGGCAGAGACCTGTACATCGAAGAACTTGAGTATCGCACAGGCATGGTCAACTGGGACATCTCCGAAGTTCTCCACGATCTCGGCTTCCACAGGATGTACACCATCGCTGATTCGGCAGAGCAGAAGAGCATCACCGAGATTTCCCGGCTGGGCTGCAAGATCATCCCGTGTATCAAAGGAAGAGGATCGGTGGTTGCCGGGATCAGTGAAGTCAAGCAGTTCAAGTTGCATGTAGTCGCAGGATCACGGAATGTGCAGGACGAATTCGACCAGTATTCGTGGACTCTCGACAGGATGACAGGGATGTACGACACTACGAAGCCGCAGGATGCGAATAACCACGCTATGGACGCTATTCGCTACGCAGTCGACTATCTTATAACCAAGTACCGTCCGGGTGCTAAAAATCAAAGGAAAAATGGATAAATTCAAGAGTTTCAGAAGCTACGTGGCGCATCGATGGATGCGTCCGTTCAGACGTTTCTACGGATTCGTGAAACGCAGGATCAGCCGCAAGCAGAGGCTAATGTCACTGCTCAGTCTCTCTAACCTAAAGCCCGATGCCGTGATAGCTATGTCGCAAGATGAGAGGTCATTAATGGATACTTTTGCAAAATTAATCGTACCTTCGCACCTAGTAACTCGGAAGGGTCGGATCATCCACGCAATTCCGGAACTGGAAGACGTGGAACTGTGGCAGATGATCGAAGCCCGGAGAGCGGAGACAGCGATTGACCGCATCAAGGGATGGTGCGGATACGTCCCGGAAACGGTGGCGGACATGATCAAGTTGTCAAAGTTTATTGAAGCCGAGTTCCATCGTGCCGACCAGCTAGAGGCTGCGCTGCTTCCACGAGGCGGAGGCAAAGCGGACACCAGCCCGATAGCGGAAGCCAAGAACATCTTGGGCATGGTTCAGATGACAGCAGAGTTGATGTCGTGCTCCTTCGAGGAAGCGAAGAAGATAAACTACTCGGATGCCATTCTCGCTATCAGCAGACGGCATGATGAAGTAGAGAGAATGAAAACTAAATCCAAATAACTGATTATGGAATGTAAAAAGTACGAAATTATTGAAGATGGTGGACGCAAGCGCATCCGGTCTCTTCGTGACTTCACGGTACAGGACCGTCACGTCTGTATAGGTGACCTCGGTGGCTACGTCTACGATGACAAGACACTGGGACAGAATTGTCCTGCGTGGATCTTCAGTGGAAGCCTAGAGTATCCCGGTATCCACGTCTATGACGAGGCTATCGTGGACATGGGAAGCAACGAACCGTTCAATGCTACGGCACGAATGAAACGTGTTCTGATCCACGGGAAAAGCCGGATCATGGGCATGATGCAATTTACCACAGGAAAGACCTCGGAAATTCTTCAAATTCCTGCGATGTACGAGCAGGGCTATTACGAAGGATACGCTGGTGTTCCTTTCAAGGCAGCAGCCCGTGAAGCCTCAGACAAGGTGAGATCCAAGGCAATGGTATGGTCGGCTGGTGCTGGTAAGGTTATCATGCCGAACGAGAACTACGAGATCATGTGTAACAAGCTAGACGAGGACGGAATAACGCTGGCTACGACAGCATGGAGAAAAGGAGGCGTGGACGTTTCCATCGACCTGTCTGACGCTGCTGCGTTCGTTCTGAATGTCCGTAAAGTCGGAGGCGGTGACATCACGCCAGCCGACATCACAGAAGCTGGCTTCTCCATTCAATCGTCTGCACAAGCGAGGATGGATGTCAACAACACGATCATTTCCGCCTCCTATGACAGATCAGCTACTCCGGAAACCGCACTACGACTGTACAATGTTATCTCGGACATGGCAATCCTTGACAACTCGGAGATTCGCATATTCTACCAAGCAACGGGATATTCATCGTTGATCTGCAACTGCGAGATGTACCGAAGCAAGGCGACCGTTGAACTGAATCCTACTAAGTCGCACAGTCTCACGGGAGTTTTCAGAGACGTTAAGGGCTTGACTCTCCGTAAGGACTGGGAAGAAAGATTGAGTTCTTCTGTAGCCCGAAAGGTTCTAAACGTATCTAACTGTGACACGTTCGTGTTGTCAAAAGAAATAATACCTGCTATTACCGATTTTACGCAGAATAACGCATCTCTAGTGTTCCGTGGATGCAACGTTCCCGTGGGTATCTTCTATTATGACCGCAATCCGGGAGGAAACGTCTACACCGACATCGACTTCTCGAAGGCTTCTGAGCATCTCGGAAAGACCTTGCTTGAACAGGAACAGACGATTCTTGTATCTTCCAACGTAGAAGGGATGTATCGCCTCTATCGCAACGCTGATGACAAGGTATTCGGGATGCTGGTGCAGGACTACGCTTCTGTTGAGCATATGGGATACGGTGCATTGGAGAGTTCATACGACTCCGTGGTGTACTCTGACTGCGTGCTGGACGGTGTGTTCAACATCATCGGATGCAACGTATTCGGTGGAACGCTTGGCGGTGCTAGCAAGGTGCATTCGACCAGCCTTGATCCCGTAGAGATCAACGGTAACTTCCGTGTCGAAGGAAACGCTCAGATCGAGGACACGCCTCTCAAGGGCACAGGCTACATCGGAGACAATGCCGAGCTGAAGAACGGCAATGTAGAAGGCTACATCTATATGCAGGATGATGCGAAGTACATTCCTGCGAAAGTAGATGTGCCACAGAGGATACAGAGATTGGTTATGCTCGGAAATTCTAAGGTTCTCAAGCAAACTAGTACAGGTAGATTCGCTGCTGAATTACGGGACAATGCGGTGATCAATGCTAAAGTTACTATTAGTTCCGGTGGTTCTGCTCTGTACATGTCGGGGGATACCGTGCTAGAAAGAAGCGATGAGAGCAATGCGCTTTTGGTATATGGCATTGTACGCATGAGAGATAAGGCTACAGTCGCCAAAACGGGCTACATAGCCGTATATGGAGACGTGGAGCTGGTAGGCGGATTCAACATTTCCGCAGGATCACGCACTATCTACGGTAAACACGTGATCGCTAGCCCGGATGACATGAACAGACCGGAGTTGCCACCGACTAAAATAACTTGGTAAATTATGAAATACAGTATAAACAGTGCTGGTAGAATAGTAGCCGAGAGAGACATTTACTCTCTCGGTGGCTTTATACCTAAGGGAAGACTGGGAGGTTTTATCGCAGACGAAACGCAGTTATCACAGGAAGGCGAATGCTGGCTTAGTAGTGGGGACATATCCAGTAGACCGGATGTGCGTATCAAGGATAACGCATTCATAGGAGGATTCTTTAGAGGAGAGAATCCCGTTCACACGGATATAGTAACGGAGTTTAGCGGTAACACGTTGATACCCGGAAGTGTAAGTATCCGGTGCTTCGCAGCAGATACCAAGAACAACATGTTTGTCAAAGATTCGTTCATCGGGGTATCAATGGACGTTCTTTGTGGTCCGAGAACTACGGCAACAGCGTTCCCGTTTGAGCAAGGAGGGTACTTATCCACTGCACCGAGAGGAACAGCTTTTTCATCATCTGTAATTCAAACCGGAGCGACAAATCTTTGTCGAAGTACGGATGCGGTTATAAGATGTGGATTGAATACATACGTGTATCTTCCAACGGGACACTCCGGTAGAATTCTATGGGCATACACCGAAGGTGAAACAGCGGTGTATTCGGGAGAATCTAAAGCGATACCTTCGGGACTGACTAAAATAGAACATCCGGTATATAAGCAATTTATGTTGCATATCAACAAGATTAACGGAACTGCAATGACCCCGACTGATTTGTTGGCTACAGGAGCTAAGATACTAGGACATATTAGCAGTTCTGTACTAACGGACATTAGACCGGAATCCGCATCGGGTCAGTACGTGATGGTAAATTCGTCTTTCATTGCGGAAACTGACAACTTTGGATTGATTACCACGCAACTGCGATTCTTGGCAGGTAGTATGTACGATACTACCATGTACACCAAGACGGATAGACAGGGTTATAAACCCTATGGTACATTCCGGAATGTAGAACGGCTGGAATATACTAAGTATCTAGGAGACGCACACAGAACCAATGTAAACCGGGACAGGTACATATCGGCTTATGACTGTCCGTTACTCCGAGTAGACAATACTACTTACAACGATGCTTTGGCTGCTAAGGGAAACCTTGTACTCCGTAGATGCATTGTGCCGAAAGCCATATTCACGGATAACATCCATAATGGGAATGTGTACGAGGACATAGATTTCTCCTACGCTAGCGACCACTTAGGAGCGAAAGCTGGGAATAACTACGATATGTGGAGCTCTCACAAACAAGGTGAGTATGCGGCTATTGGTGCTGGCACGGCGATTGCCGGGCTTATCAGTAGACCGGAGAACCTAGCAGCAGGTTCTGTCCTTGGTCCGGGTATCGATTCTATTCCTTTAGACGGAAGCATCGTGGAGCAAGGGACCTACACGGCTGCGATAGGTGCGTATTACGAAGACGGAAAAAGTGGTGCGACTACCCGGGTAAGGACCGGAAAGCCTGTTCCCACGAAAGGTTTATTCCTACCATCTGTACCTGCGGGGTATGTGACGGCGGCGGCTCACTACCTAGATGAAGGATTTAGGTTTGCGTATAGTGCCGCGAATCCTACAAGTATTGCCACCGGGTATCCGTATGTATTGTTTGTGTTCACTAAAACGAACGCATCGGAAAATATAACCGCATCCGATTTCATAGCACTTGGAAGGACCTTACAAAGGCAGGATTATATTAACGTTCCGGAGATCACAGGATCTGCCTACGTGGGTGCGGGGTGCACGGTTCGTGGAGATGTTCAGCTAATCGGCGACCCCTATGTTAACCGGGTGTTTGACGTGAATGTGTGGGAACGTGGAACGATGGGCGGAGACTTGATGGGGAAAGATTATGAAAGTGGGAAAGCTCCAACGGGAGCGGGAAATAGGTTTAGATTTGTGGACAGCTTCCCGGTAGAACCGGGTGATATTATATCATGTGCGGAAGGTTACTCTATGTATGCGTATTGGTATGACGGTTTTGGAGTGTATAGTTCTCAGTCTAATTGGAGCAGGACCTTCACGGTAACAGGAAATAATCGTTTCTTAGGAATCGTTCTTAAGAAGGCAACTGCCGCATCGGACGCTGGTGGACTCATAACCGAGGAAGACCTTGCGATAGCCAACGTTAAGTACGTCCGGGCATTTAAGAAGCGTAGATACATAGTTAACGAACTAGACCGTACTAGCCCGGAAGACATCCTGTTAAGCGTGGATTATTGGGAACAAGGCTACTTAGATAGAATAGCTGGGAAAACCTACGAAGAACTTAAGTCTTTATCCGGCTTATTTGTCCGTCTGAAAAGACTCATAAACACAGGGAGGGGTGCAGAATCCTCGTTCGGTGCAGGACACGATAGGAAGGATGTTTCTTTTGACGCTGTTACTAAATGTATATCTGCTGATAGTACTATCGTAGACGGTACGCCTCTTTACGGAACTACTGTATATAAAGTTCCTTCGGCTGCTATATCGGTATCGGATGTGGCGAATTCTCGCTTTAAAGTTGAGTTCGTGCCATCTCCTAGAATCATCGTTCCCTACGGATCGAGTACTCTGTTTATAAGTGGACCTAAAATCCGGATGTACGACAATGCGGTTCTGTCCCGAAATTTCAACCATGATGCTGATATCATCCTACAGGGTGATGCTGTGATGGGCTACGATTTCTCTTCCGGAGACTGTCTGTGTTCTAACGGTCACGATGACGCAATAATCAAATTACCATGATATTTAGTGACGTAGTAAACTTCGTGAATGAGCAAGCCGAGATAATCGGCTTGCCTATCTACTTCGGTTCGGATGATAATCTGAACGAGCAGGTAAACGCCATTGACGGCATATTCTTCACGTTCGATGTGCCCGGTGGTGGGATGAACAAGCTGCCTCCGGCTGTCCGGAGATATGATGTGGTCCTGCAATGCCTTGACAAGTCACATTATATGACGGACAACTTGCAGGAGTTGCTAACATTGGAACGGACGGACTTGTATATTAACCGCCTAATGTCTACTTTTGTATGTCATTTCGAGGTCGAAGGTCTGAAATTCGTTAAGATTCAAGGACTGTACGATTCTCAGAAGTCCGGATGGAGAGTGACATTTTCGGTAACGAATGATCTATTAAACTATGGATAAGGAAATTGTAGCGGTAGTTGAGCAGTTGAAGAAGGAAATATTCGAAAACTACGTGTCCAAAGGCTTGGTAGCCTCCGGAGACTTCGGTAGGAATCTTATTTTACACGAGAACGGTGACTCCGTTAAACTGACAGCACCGAAGCATGTTATCCAAATGGAGAAAGGGAGGAAGGCTGGGAGTTTTCCTCCCGTTTCTGCTATTAAGCAGTGGATCAAGGACAAGAACCGGACAGCAGGAACGGACATCCCGGAAGAGGCGGCATACGCCATAGCCTACGTAATCAAACGGGATGGAATCAAAGTTCCCAACAAATACAATGGTGGAGGAGTAGTCTCCGACATCATAAATCCCGAAAGGGTGAAGCGGTTAACGCTGGATATAAATAAGATCATCAAAGCAAAAATTCTAACAATATTAACGCAATGAGAGTAGCAATTCCTAGACTAAATACGAGCGTAGGTCTCACAGACGGACAGGCCTACAACTATCCCGGATGTCTGTCCATTTGGGATAACATCCCGTTGAAGCTGGTCGTTACGGACTTGCCTACGGACATCATAGTATACTTCTTTATACAATGCCGATCCTCCCTAGACTCGTTCTACGTAGCTAATCTTGAACCTGTCAACGGAATCGAGATAGACTTGGCATCCCACTTCTATCCGCTCCTCCCGGCATACAAGGACCGGATAGCCGGGTACACTGTGGAACTAGGGCTGACTCACAGAGCTAACCTAACTGCCAACGTGCAGACTCAGACGTTCCGGATGCCGATCATGAACCTAGCCAGCCGGAACAACATCAACCGGGTATCTAATGCCGACACGGACTTCCGGGATGACTTGGGACGCAGAGCACCACTAGCCCACACGCTGGATGATGATTTCTTCATCAACAGCCAATACCATGATAGGGACTATGATGTAGACGTTATCTATCAAGACGGAACGGTTGACAAATTTAATTACATGCAGGGCGACGGAATATCGGATGCATGCCAATACAAGAAGATCACGCTCAAGAATCCGGACGGATCTGTAGCAGCCGTGAAGTTCTATCCGGAGGAGATTTCCGCATGCGGAGCTATCACGCTGCGCTGGCTTAACTCTTACGGGTCATATGACGCTATCTCCTGCTACAATTGGAGCACGCAGCCTACGATCACACAGGGCTTGGACGGTGGTACGATAACTAAGCGAGAGTTGACCTGCGTATTCGAACTGACCGAGGCTAACAAGTTCGCTCTTGATGTCCTGTCAACGTCTCCGGACGTTACGGTGAAGGGCTTGGATGGCGTTCCTAATGACACCAAGATGCGCTGCTCCTCGACTACGGGAGTCAAGTATACAGCATCCGGCTTGGCGAAAACAGCAACGTTAAAATTCCAGTACTAACATGGATATAAAGATACAGATAAACGGCACATTTTTGGAGGGCTTGACTAAGACAGATGTCAAACTCTCCATCAATGCGTCATCTCCCTACTCGTTCGGTGAGTCTACCCGTACCTACTCGGCTAACATCAAAGCACCGAGAAACCGGGTAAACGATGGTATCTTCTATCAGATGCGAAACTTCGGTTACGTGAAACGTGACATGAAGTACGAGGCTAGGATTTACATAGGTGGCATCGCTATCAACAAGTGTTTCAAGGCTAAGGTGACCTGCGATGAGGAGAGCTACAGCGTTGCGCTGTCACAGTCTGATCTCAAGATGTCGCAGTTGCCCAAAGAAGTCGTGGAGGCTACTCTCATCGACTCGAACGTAGGCAATACCCGGTTCTTCCGGGCTAGCGATCTGATTACGAAAGCACTAGGATCACCTACTCCCGTGGCATTCCCAGCTATCGACTACGGTGGGTATGTACCGGGCCTAATCATCGAGAACTTGGGTCAGAAAGCGATTTCCGATCTGCTCGTAGGCAAGTCTGTCACGGTGTTTTGGCGATACGCTTCTGAGACGGATGACGGTACGAAGTACTTTAAAGGAAACGCTCTAGACATCAAGGAGTACGATACTCGGACAGCCATGACAGCACCGGGTGGCGTGACTCAATCGACTATGGCTGTGGTCACTATGGACAACAACGCATACATCACACTGGACATGTCTGAGGTGGGCACGATGCTGAACTACGTGGTCCTCAAAGCTGTGTATAACAATCAGACGGTGGCGATATTTCAGAAGGATGACGATCAGAACGATATCACACAAGTACGTTACAAGTATGTTTCCACAACCATGAACATACCGATCTATCAATTCTATGGCTTCTACATCAGCCGGGATATCAATGACTACAATAAGTTGAATGCGCTTCCGCCATCCTTCATGTCACCGGACGAAGCCGTGAACATGTCGGGTAAGATAACATCGCTTCAGAATACCGCAGGGCTTACACAGGAATGGGGTAACTGCGGAGTATCGGATGCCATAACGTATCTCACCGATATCTGCAAGATATTTCAGTGGGGGTGGAAATTTACGCTGAACGTGGACGATAGCGGCAACACGGGAGTCATAGTCAACGTGTACAAACTGATAGCTGATGATGCCCGCAACGTGGATCGGAACAACGGTCCGATAACCTTCAACGAGTTCCGGCAGGATTGGTCTCAATTCTATTTGTCAACCGACAAGATCGAGGATTCTGAGGGCTTCCCGAACACCGCAGTGTTCAAGATCGGGGATTTCTTCAAGAGTCTACAGGTTTCGAAGGCATCGTTCACGGCTAAGGGAAACATCGTGGAATCCGGTGTTCCGTATTCTCAAGACGGTACGTATCCGAGATTCGCTATCCGTAAAGGAGCGATAGGTTCGGGGTCTACTTGGGTAGAATACTTCAAGTCGATCGAGTACACGCAGTCACTACAGAAGTACTACGGGCTGTTTTCGGACGCATTGGACGTGACAATTAAGGCTAAAATACCTTATTATCACATCGAAAACAGCTATAAGGAGAACGGAATCGTGTGGTTCAAGCAGCTAAATGCGTTCTTCTACGTCCGTTCGATCACGGATTACAACCTATCCACACAGGAATGTAAGGTAAAATTGACTAAAATTAATCTATCAAGACGAAAATAATGGCAGAAGATGTAACATTACTAGACATTTCGTTCAAGACGGACGAAGCCGTAGCTGGCTTGGATGCGCTTATCAAGAAATCTCTCGAACTATCAGACGAGAAGAAGCAGCTAGTAAAGCAGATAAATGATGAGAAGGCTGCTCTTGCTGGCATCCGTCAGAACTACAAGGACAACTTACTGGATCAGACGGCATTCGAGAAGCAGTCAGCGAAGTCAGAAACAGCGATTATTGCTCTTACCAAGCAGCTAAACAACAACAAGGTAGCCACATCGGAGAATGCTGCGCAGATCAAGGCGCACACCACCATTGTAAATGCGGAGGCAGAGAGCGTAGAAACCTTAAGAGCGAAGCTAGCTCTTAATACGAAAGCTCTTAACAAGATGTCTGTAGAACAGCGAACCAATTCAGAGGCTGGGAAGCAGATGGTCGCTCAGACTAAGGAGATTTCCGAAAAGCTGAAAGACTTGGAGAAAAAAATAGGAGACACCCGTAGAAACGTAGGTAACTATGCGGAAGACATGGAGAAGGCTACAGCAGGCATGGGTGGCTTGACGGGTGCGACAGGTCAGATGATACAAGGTATGTCTACCGGGATAACGCAGGTAAAAGCATTTAACGCTGCACTTGCCGCAAATCCATTCATCGCAATCGCCTCTGTGGTTCTGATCTTAATCGGGCATCTCGAAAAACTGAAAAGCCGGAACGAAGAACTAGCTGTGGGTATAAAAACTCTGTTTGCTCCGGTGCAATTCCTTATCACGAAAATTACCGATGCAGTAGCTTCGCTTCTCGCTACCATCGTGAAGGGTATCAACTGGCTATATGATGCGCAGGTAAATTTGCTGGATTCTCTTGGTGTCCTCCCCGACGGATTTAAAAAAGCCCGTGAAGAAATAAAAGGAGTCGCACAAGCCCAACGTGACTTGTATAACGCAGAAACGGATAATATCTTAGTAATGTCGAAATACAAGAAGGAGCTAGAGCAGGCTAAACTACTTGCCGCAGATCAGACTAAATCAGTAGCGGAACGGAAAGCTGCTTTAGAGAAAGCTATAGAGATATCTAAGCAAATGGAAGATGCGGAGGTAGGGCTGGCGAAAGCGAAGTACGAACAGGTAAAATTGGAGAACGGTCTTAGCTACACGAAGGACGAGGAACGCAGGAAAGAGGTGGAGCATGAAGCGGCTATGGAGGATTTAAAGGCGCAATATGCATCACAGAGAAAAGAAATCGAATCTCAGTTGACAGGATTCACCAAGTCAGAAAACGATAAGCGTGCAGCCGAGGAAAAGACCCGTGCCGATAATTACGCTAAAGCGCAAAAGGCTGCTGCTGAAAAAGCCAAGAAGGCAAAGGAAGATGCCGAAAAGAAAGCAGCAGAGACCGCAAAGAAGGTACAAGCCGAAGTTCTCAAGAGCTACGAGAACGGTATCATCGAACTGCAACTGAAAATCCGTGAGTCAAACATCGGCATCGTAGACAAACGGAAAGCCCTAGAGGACATGAATACGCTAAATCAAGCCATCTTGGAGAAGGAACGTTACCGTTTGCAGCAGGGCTTGATCACGCAGCAGGAATTCGACAACATAAAATTGGAGCAGAACATTGTTTTCCGTGAGAAAGTAGCGGAATTGGAGAAGCAGGAAGAGGAAGCAAGGAAGAATCGGAAGTCTTTGGCGGCAGAACAGGAGCGTGCTATCGAAGCAGCCAACATAACGAGCAACTTTGAGAAATTGGCGAGGAATCTTGAAACAGCCCGTCAGCTAGAAGTTGCCGCAGCCGAGAAGGTCGGTGCGGACGTTACAGCCATCGAAGCCAAGTACGCCAAATTGCGTGAAGACCTAAAGAAGAAGGAGATCAACACCAAGTTGCAGATGACTGCTGACGTAGCCGGGCAAATCTCCAACATCATGGGACAGGAATCGGCAGCAGGAAAGGCGTTTGCGCTGGCACAGGCAACGATCAACACATATCTCGGTGCTTCTAAGGCTATTGCGCAGGGCGGTATTTGGGGAGTTGCCCAAGCAGCCATCGTAATCGCAGCCGGACTGAAACAGGTAGCCTCAATTATGAAGGTAAAAGAGGAAGTTCCGAAGACCAATACCAACGTCCGCAAGTACGCTAAGGGCGGTCAGATATATGGTCCGTCCCATGCGCAGGGTGGCGTGACGTTCTCCGGCTCGAATGGTCAGCGTTTCGAAGCTGAAGGTGGCGAGAATGTTTACATCCTCAACCGCAGGGCATCCAATGCCATCAATGCGCTGTCTGCTCTGAACATGGAATATGGTGGCAGATCCTTCGGCAACTCCAGCGTGTACAAGTACGCAGACGGTGGCGGATTCGATGTGCTCAGTTCGCAATCGCTTACCAATCTGAACAAGGCTGTCAAGAAGGACGTTGATCTGTCACCCAAGACAATCGCAGCTATCGCATTAGCCTTCGTTGACGGTGTACAGAATGCTCCGAATCCTATCGTCTCCGTACAGGACATTACCGATGTTCAGCAGGGACGCACGCTGGTGATAGATTCCGCAACAAATTGAAACGGGAGTTTTAGAATTTAATTAAGTAAATAGATACCTTTGCAACTAATTAGGAACAACTATGATTTTTAAGAAATTACGAATTATCGAAGCAGGACCTACCGCTAACTCGTGGGGACAAGAAGTAAATGGGGAATGGAAGGAAGCCTTGATCGTCATCAAGCCGGAATCCATAGCATCTCTTGTTGCGTTAGGCAATGAAAGACCTATCCATGCTCGTAGATCGCATAACGGTGCGGACATGCTGGACCGATACATCGGGAGTTTTTCTAACTTTATAGAAGAGGATGGCGTGGCATACGCTGACCTTACCATCTCGGAGGCTGCTGAGAAAGCCTACCCCAACGAAATTACCTTTATAACAGGAATGATCGAAAACGAACCGGAGATGCTTGGCGTTTCCGTAATCGACCTAGACTTAAAGGTGTACAATGCGGACGAAGACATCTTCGAGGTGACTGAATTTTTGGAGCTATTCTCGTGCGACTTGGTTGGATTGCCAGCCGCTACGAGTTCTTTATTTAGTAATAACAATCAAAATCGTAAATCTATGGGATTTTTTACAAGTTTATTCTCCAAATTTGCTGAGGAAAAGGCAGGTGAAGAGAAGAAAGATGAAGAAACCAAGCTGGCTGACCAAGTAGTAAGCACAGTGAACGGTGAAAAGATCACCATCAAGGCAAGCGGAGAAGAAGCTGCGGTTGGTGACGAAGTGGTAAAAGAGGACGGTTCACCTGTCGAAGATGGCGAAGTCATCGTTGATCTTGGCGAAGAAGGAAAGATCATCCTCGTGATCAAAGACGGAAAGATCGCTGAATTCAAAGCGTACACCGAAGAGGTGGAAGTCGAGGAAGCAGGATCAAAGACTCCGGACGAATTCTCGAAACGCTTGCAGGCTGTTGAAAAGTCGCTGGGTGAGATCAAGACAATGTTGTCACGTCAGACAAAAACGCCTGTCATGCAGGAACGCAATGACGCTAGCAAGTCAAAACAGTCTTCTCATGACAAAACTCAACTGTCGAAAGACGAGAGACGCAGACAAGCGTATGAAGCCATGCAGAAATATTGCGGCAAAAAGTAGTTAATAACCTATCAATCATAAGATTATGACATTTACTGATCTGAATAAACTTAACATGGAAAGCCTGTCGGAGATCATCTCTCTGACTGTTGGCTTGGTTGGCGAAATGCAGAAGGGTGCGACCGTTCTCGCAGGTATCGACAACAAAACTCCTATCGTGACATTCACTGCTAAGGACAAAGCCCTTCGCAAATCTACCGGATGTGACGGTAAGTACGAATACACCGAGATGGCGGACAAAGTGAAGTACTACGACTTCCAGCCCGTTGAGTTGCCTATCGTAGTGTGTCTCCAAGACCTTTGGGGTAAAATGGTTGCTAAAGGCATCCACTTGTCAGATGACTTTAGCGAAACCGAATTGGCTGGCTTCATGGCATCAGAAGTTCTGAAGGTGCTGGAAGCTGACTTGCTCCGTTTGGCTTGGCTGGACGCTGACAAAGACGCAGAAGCCGCATACAACATCTTCAAAAACGGTGGTTTCATCAAGCAAATGGAAACTAGCGGTGAAACTATTCTCACGCTGACGCTGGATACCAACGACACTACAGGAGTTGTCCGCACGATGAAAAAACTGATCGACAGCCAACGTCCGGATCAACTGGAAAACTCTGAATTCTTCGTGACATCTAACGTGATGCGTATTTTCAAGGACTTCACACAACAGAAGGATAACCACATCGCTCAGATGGTCATGATGGACGGCAAACCGGAGTATTACTTGGAAGGCTACAAGATCAACGAGTTGCCTCACGTATCAGCGTCTATGACTGCTGACACAACCAAGAAGGAGGCGTTTATTGCGTTTACTCCGAAAACGAACATCCAAATCGTGCTGGAAGACAGCAACGTGAACATAAAACCGTTCCTGCAGGACGCTCAGACACGTAAGTACTACTCTACTACTGTCTTCGCTGCTGACGTAATGGTAGCTGTTCCGGAAATTTTGAAACTTGCGACTAAAGCGAGATAACTTTAAAACTGAAAACAATGGCATGTCTAACTAAACTCAATAAGGCTATCGTTTTCGGTTGTGCTGGAGGAGCTATCGGTCTGTCCGATCTCCTCCTAGTTAACAAAATTGACATACAATCTATCACCGTAGTGGATAACGAGGTAACAGCGATTACTTTAGTTTCCGGAGCAAAGGCTTACGCAGTCGACTGCTACAAGAACGGTGTTAAGATCGCAGAAGCTATCCGATCCTTAGATGCCGCCAATGGCGTGGAGCAGACAGTAACCGTTACTGTTTACGACAAGACCAAAGATGGCGCAAGAATCGTGGATTCCCTGCTAAATGGCAAATTTGTTGCTTTCGGCAAACTGAAAGACGGTGGTGTTATAAAGGTAGCCGGAGGGCTGGCTGGCTTGGAAGCCGCAAGCGCAGACTCCGACACATCCTCAGCAGGAGGATTTACTACTGTCACGTTGAAAACTCCGGACGGAGGAAGAGGCGACTCTATGATGGTGGCAAGCACAACTGCTTGGACGTATCTAAACGCTAACAAAATAACCGGGTAACTATGGGATGTATAAGTAATATTACAGGTGCTATAACCTATGACTGCTTAGGCGGTGCTGTTGGGATTGCCGATCTTCTGCTGATCAACTACTCTGACGTTCAGTCGGTAGCTATCAATCAAGGAGAAGCGACCATCACGCTGATAGGCAGCGCAAAACCTGTGAGAGTCGCATCCATCCGGAAGGGAGCTAATGCGACCGAAGCAGTAAGATCAAACGAAAATGCGCCAAATGCGCTGGAACAGACCGTTAACTTTACGGTGTATAAGAAAACGAAGGTAGAAGCCGATTTCGTGAACACAATCATCAACTCTCGACTCGTAGCGGTTGCCAAGATGGTGGAAAACGGAGTTTACCGGATATTCGGTCCGAATTACGGCTTGGAAGTCTCGGCATTGGAAGAGTCAGCTAACGAAAATGGTGGATTCACCGCTATCACGCTGTCAACTCCGGAAAATGTGCTGGGAGAACCGAGAGCAGTGATTACGGAAAGTACTTGGAACACATTAGTAGCTAAAGCAGGATAATATGGCATGTATCAAGAAAATAACAGATGATTTGGCTTTTGACTGTAACAATCCCGGTCTGATTGCAGGTATTGTGGGGGTAGAGGAAGCTATCATAATCAACTTCGAGGATGTGTCTAGCGTTTCTGCTACACCATCCACAGGCAGCGCATTGATCACGCTGAAAGCCGGGACAAAAGGCTACACTATCCAATGCGTCAAAAACTCAGTGCAGATCACCGAAGCCGCACGAGCAAACGATAACGCTCCTACTATGCTGGAGTTGACCGCAAACATCAAGTTGCTGTCTGCCCTTCCGGTAGTGACGTACATCAACGGATTGCTCTCCGGATCGTTCCTGCTGGCTGTCAAGACGAAAACTAATCAGTACTACCTTCTCGGAGCACATTCTCCGTTGGAAGTATCTGACATGGTTACGGACAGCGCAACAGATGGCGTGACAACTGCGACTCTTAAAACTCCGGACGGTGCATGCGGTGACTACCGTTACAGCATCACAGCCGAATTGTACAACAAACTTAAAACGAAAGCATAATGGCTAAGAAGAAAGAAACTAAAGATATCCATCCTGTCAGACAGCTTGTTACTTTGACAGACGAAGTAGAAATGCTGATGCTATGTAAGAGCATCACGCATTTGAAACTCGACCCAACTTGCCACATGGATCGCAAATATGCGAAAGACTGGTACGAGAAGCACTACATCACAGGCATCCACGCCCGTTACGTGATGAAGCCGGGTCTTACCATCAATCACGTAGGTGACGGAATCGTGTATCGTGCATTTAACTGTACCGATGCCATTGCGGTTCGCATCATGAAAGAAAACAAGGATTACGTAGACTACTTCGAGGATTTGGGTGAATTCGTCATGCCGGGTGCAGACATGCCTACAGTGATTCCGGAGACTCCGCAGGACGATCCTATAGTAGAGGAAGACCAGCCTACAGTGATTCCGGAAACTGAGGACGACAAACCACAGGTTGAGGAAGCACCGAAGGAAGAGGAAGCACCGAAGGAAGAAGCACCGAAGGAAGAGGAAGCACCTGCTGCTCCCGAAGACGATAAGGTGCTGGAAGACCTTGAGAAAGAACTGAACGAAGAAAAGTAATCAAACCATTTAGTGATGATAGCGCACAAGAAAGTAAATGTAGTAATAGACAGGGCTTTAAAGACGAGCGCACGCACGAATGAGAAAGTTGTGGGATATGGGGAAGGAAACCTGTATCCCCAAATTATCTCAGAACTCATTTATGCGAGTAAGACAGCCGCTTTAAGCACCGAGAGATTGTCAGAAGCAATCGAATGCGAGGGATTCTTGCATGAGGAATTCGCTAACCTTGAGAATGCCTATGGGGACACGCTGAACGATGTGTTAAACTCCATAGCATACGACATCGCACGATTTCGGGGTGCTGCGCTTATCGTCCAATACGGAGGCGATTACCGTCCGAAGGCTGTCTACCATGTTCCGTTCGAATACGTTCGTGCCGGGCTGAACAAGGACTATCTGACGAATCCCGTTATCCACAAGTACGTGGTATTTAATAACTGGGAACGGCAGAACATCAAAAGCACGACTCTTGAGAAGACATCGGTGACCTACCCGGCATTTGATCCGGATAACTTCGCTGACGAATGCGAGTTTTACGGTGGCATCGAAAACCATCCCGGTCAGTTGCTCTACATGAATTTCTGTACCACCAAGCCCTATCCTCTTTCACCGTTCCACGCAGTGCAATCCGAAATGCAAGCCGAAGCAATGAATTCCACCTACGTGGAACGCACGCTGACACGAGGCTTCCACATGTGCAAGATTGTCTCCCACGGTGATTTCGCTGATGAGAGCGAGCAGGACGACTTCGTGAAGGGGATGCGTGACATCATGGGTGCTGAGGGTGCTGGTGCGGTAGTGATGGTCCGTGATGACACCACGATAGTCCCACAGTCCCGTCCATTTATTAAGGTGGATGACTTGGGTACACCGATCGACTCTAACTTGTACAAAGCCTACTGCGAACCGCTCAAGAAGGACATCGCTTCACAGGCTTACAACATACCGATCCCGCTTGTCGACTCTTCGCTCATCTCGTTCTCCAACGCCTCCGGAGAAGTTGTGAAGGAGATGCAGAAGGTCTACCGAAGATCAACCGTTAAATTACGTAACAAAATCAGCCGTGAACTGGCTAGAGTTTTCGATGTTCCCAAAGAATTTTGCGAAATCCGAAACGAACTTGAGGAAACCGAAACGGCTACAATACTTAAATCTTAAACGATATGGCTAACTTTGCAAATGTGATCAAGAAATTCCGGGATATCTTTAATATCGCTGCAGATGTTAAAGATGCCGAGATCAACAAGGTCATCCAAGAAGCCGATAAACTCGACATAAAACAGGGACTGTGCGGTGATACATTCGTCAAAGTTCCTGCCTTTTTTGGTGGAGGCTTGGATGGCGGAGACATCCCGGATTCGTCTACTTCGGACGATGCCTATTCGCTCACCGTTGACGTGGGTGATGAGTCTTACGAAATCGTCCCACTGTCCACAATCCTGTGCTATTATGCCTTTGCACGATACGTCAAGGACGCTGATCAGAAAAGCACATCCACAGGATTCAAGATTCCCGGCTATTCGGCATCGGTGATCGTTCCGGACAACTCTAAAAGTAGACGCTACGAAGCAGAAAAGGGAAAAGCGGATTCATTTTTAGAGGACTTCCACACCGTTTACGAAAAGTACAAAGAAACTATTAAACCACAGGGAAACGAGTGCTGCAAGCCTCAGAAATACCGCATATGTTTTATTAACTAACACATATATAGTATGAAAAGGGGAATGAAAGAAGACCTACAGATATTTACAGCTATCGGGATGCTGGTTTCGGGAGTTGTACTATGTTACTTAGGCTTCTTTAGATCCGGAGACGGTTCAATCCATGAGTCGGTGTTGTGGTATTTTGCCCAATGCCTCATTTGGGCTGGATCAATCTTCGGCATAAGCATTTACGTTCGTGGGAAAGTAGAGAGTTATTTCAAAAACTTTAACATCGGTGAGAGCCGAAAGGAAGAGGAGACTAAAGATGGTAAATAATACTAATAAGGTAGACGCAATCATTATCCATTGTAGTGCTACACGTGAAGGGCAGGACATCGGAGCTAAGGAGATTGACGCAATGCACAAGCAGCGTGGTTTCAACGGAATCGGTTACCATTACGTGATCCGCTTGGACGGAACTGTAGAACCGGGAAGGAGTGAAACCGCCATAGGTGCTCACTGCAACACAAAAGGCTTCTCAAGAGAGTCGTACAACCGTCATTCGATCGGTATCTGCTACGTAGGTGGGCTGGATAAGAACGGGAAAGCGAAAGATACCCGTACACCGCAGCAGAAGGAAGCATTGATCAATCTTATCAACGATATTTGCAGACGTTACCCGATAGTCGAGTTGCTGGGACATCGGGACACATCTCCGGATTTGAACGGAAATGGGGAAGTAGAACCAGCAGAGTATATTAAGGCATGTCCCTGCTTCGATGTTCGGAGCGAATACGGACTGCTGAAGAAGGACATAGTAATCACACCATGAGAAAGTATTTGATTATCGCATGCCTGCTGCTAGTAATAGCAGTGGGCTTCCTTTTTAATAAGGTAGAGCGACAGAAGGTCGAATTGGACCGTAAACAGAACAACATTGAAGCCTTGAACATTGAGGCTACGCAGTACAGGACGGAAAGTGGTAAGTTAGCTGAGCAAATACGCTCGCTGTCCTTGAAGAAATCGGAGCTAGAGCTATTCAACTCTGATTTGGAAGAGACCGTAAAGGACTTGAAGATAAAACTCCGGGATGTCAAGGCAGCACATACTGTGGAAACCAAGCTAGAAATCCGCACCATTACCAAGACGATCCGGGATACTATTCCCGGTGTTTACCGATTCGAATACTATGACGGATGGAACAGAATAGCCGGAAGAGTATCTCCGGATTCTACAGAAATTAACAATTCATCAGTGGATTCACTTACCGTAATCAACCACGTCAAGCAGAAACGGTTCTTGTTCTTCCGAATTGGCAAGCCTAAGATACTGACTACCGTAACTAACAGAAATCCTAAAAACAGGCTTCACGTGACGTTTTCAGCCAATTTTGACTGATTTGTAATGTAAATACAGAAGTTTAGAAACGCATCTGTGCAACATAACTCACTGCAAATCAAGTAGATGCAAACCATGCATAGATGTGCATTGTTGATTATTCTCCCATCTATGCAGGATAACCTACTGATTTATAGATATTTGCATTAATGCATAGA